TCCCAGTGCTCTTTTGGTAGGTGGATTGTGACGTCATCGTTACCAGCCCTGATGAGGATCCAATAAATAGGATCATCGTCATCCACATGAGTGCCTTGAAAATGCACCATCGGCTCCTGCGTGATGTGTATTGATGTGCTTGCCATTGTTATGCCCTTCCCTATTTCTTGGCGTTCATCTGTGCGCGCTTCTCCCAACGGTTCAGCGTCTTCTGTGGCTTGTTGCGGTTGCGGTTTGTTTTGTATGTTGTGAACTTCATCTTCTTTCCCTTCGTTCCCGGCGTCATTGCCTTACACCCACATAATACCAGATGTATTACATCTGTCAAACGCCTTCCTTCTTTTTTCTGATCTTTTTTCGCTGCCCTTGTTTTTCCTGACCTGACACACCGGCCCCCTTCCCTGTAGATAGAGGGTAAATCCGCTGATGGGATATGTGTTCAAGCAAATAGCTACTTCGCGCCGTATTTTTTCGCCGCTGACTCGATCTTTTTGATGATTTCTTGCCTCGCCTTCTCGATCACGGGGCCGTCAACCTTGGCATAGGTGCGCCTTGCGAAAGGGGTAGGGCCGACGAATCCGACAACTCTTCCCTTTCCTGTGCGGTCTGGATTGTCAGCCTTCCTGACCCTGCCGCCACTGGATATGGTGCCGCCAAGAACCATCCTATGGCCGAATTCAACCAGATGCGCATGATTGAACACCCTTGGATCGCTGCCGATCTGAGCAAAGATTCCGCGCCCCCTCCTCGCCTTGAACCGCCTGACCTTGATTGACTTCTTGAGCTGCCCTGTCTCGTCCCTCGGTGCCTCCCCGCGCATGGCCTTACGGATAACAGCCGCACCTTTGCGGATCGCCTGCTTGACGACCTTCTGGGCGTCTTTATCTGTGAGCTTTTTGAGGTGCTTCTCGACCTGCCTAAGCTGCTCTTTATCTAGTGACAGGGTAATCATCGTTGAATACCTCCCATGCGTCCTTATGCTGACTGAATAGCGGCTCCCAACGCTCGCGCCATTCTTTCGGATCCGAGAACATGCGATGCGCGATCATCCGGTTCACCATTGGCATAGGCGATTCTATGGAATATGGGAATCGCTCGCGGAACCGGTGAAGTATCTTGCATGATGCATCGACGTAGATCGGCACTCCAGCGGCATGGATGGCCATTGTCATGGCCTGCTCATTGTAGCCCCAGGATCGCGTTCTTGGCCATCCTCCGACCTTCTTGAGTATATCCTTGCCAATTGCGTACACAGAGCCGTATAGCGCTTCTGTGCGCGTTCGAGGCTTATAGACTGGGATGAGCTTATAACCTGGCTTCTCCGTGTCCTCAACCATATCAGCCCCGTATGCGGCTCGCTCCGGGTCATCCATGTCAGCGCAAGGCGCGACCATTACGGCGCGCATCGAGAGCAGGCAGAAGTGTTTGAAGTCCCCCTCCATCCAACGGACATGGGCATCGGAGAAGCAAACGACATCACCGGTTGACCTCTCAGCCCCTTGGTTGCGCCCCCATGCTGGCCCGTTGCCGTCGCCATCGTGGATCAGGATGACCTCATCGGCACCGGCGTCAATGAATGACTGCGCCGTTGCGTCAACCTCAGCGGCCTCTTCGTTACGATGTGGGATGACAACGCTTACCGTTCGGTCCATTGATTGCGGTCCGTTCCGTTGACATGGACAGGTCTGATAGTCCAGTCGCAGATCACGCGATTCCCCATCAGATGGCAATGCCTCATCAATGACCATTCGTGGCCATATCCTCCGGTCCCGTCAGGGTTTGGTGTTCCTGACCATTGGCAAGCCTTGGCAACGCCTGACTTGATCGCTGTGAGGCCCAATGACACGCTTCCGACCTCTTGATAGTCGCCCTTCTTCTCAACTCTGCGCTTGCGGTCGATGTCGAACTTTGGAGTTATGCTCTTTGTCTCATAGACCATCAGATGGCCTCTGCCCCTCCCGAGGATAGGACAGCCAACAACGCCAGCCTTGCGATAGCTCTCAGCACGGCTGATAAGCGCTTTGAAATCATCGGCGTTGGCTTCAATATCGTGCTCCAGGCTGATGACAAGCCCTTCAAGAAGATACTTGATCCTGCGCCAGTGACCGGCGAGATGATTGGCAATCTCTTTCGCGCCTGGCTTGCCGTCAAGAGGATCGCTATACAGCACAGCGTAATCGGGTATGCGGCACTCTTTCATCACCTTGATAACGTCGGCATTGTCTATCTCTTTGCTGTCAACGATGACAATGTATCGGCATTGCTCTGTGAGGTCACTAGGTATGCGCCTGATGGTATCAGACCAAACGCCAAGCGCTTCCGGCCTACCTGGACCGAGAGCGGTAAAGAATGTATATTTAATCGAACTCATATCCGAACCTCTCCCCATATGCAACGATCTGATCCGCAAGCTCTTGGTCAACCATATCAAGCGTAAATGGCTTGTTTGTGCGCTTGTGATTTGTCGTTGTCGATACGCTTGGCCATTCGCCGTAGACGTCATCAACTCCAGCGTAGGCCATCAGCTTCTGCGCCTGCTCTGACCCGTTCTTGATATCCTCAATACGATATGACCACTCGCTCACAGCCTCGGCCATCTTGTTCCACCTCAGCCAATACTCAGCCGCGCATTGGACCATGTTCTCTTGCGGGTCTGTCAGACCGCCGCCAAGGCTCTTGTCAATGAACCTATATTGCGGCTGATGCATCCACGTGGTCGAGGCGATGGCCTTAAGTGGATGCCTGATCTGATGCAAAACATGATCAAAGCGAGACTCGCGCCTGCTGCCTCTGCCTGGTCCGTATCCGTTCCATTTGTAGTCAGAAGCGTAGAACCAACCAACAGCACCATCTTTTCCAAGCACCTCATGGCCGACATCGAGACCAAGCGCCTGCAAGCACTTGCTCATATAGACGGTGCCTGATCTGCCAATGCCTGTGATGCAGATCATGACGACCCGTCCCTTGATCTGCTCGCGCTGAATCCACCGGTGCGCAAGATATCAAAGAACTGGTCATCGTCAATCGCCTTATGCGCCTGCATTGACTGACGCGCTGCGATTAGCTCTTTGTTTTTAAGCTCTTTCCTGGCCTTGTTCCGCGCCTTATGGCTGTGCTTCTTGGCGAATATCGGTTGCCAGTATCCGCGCCATGTTGGCTCACTGAATAGCAGATAATGAACGATCCATCGGTTGACATGCGTATCTGACATGTGGCAAGGGTAGTTGAAACGCTTTTTGAACTTGTGCCTGATGACGGTCGTTTTATCGCAATAGATGGGAATACCTAGAAATGCGGCGGTCATCGAAAGAGCCTGTTCGTTGTATCCCCAGCTTATTGTCTTCGGCCATCCGCACATCACACGGTAGATGTTCCTTGGGATTGCGTAGAATGCGCCTATTAATCCCGTTATGCGTTTGCAGTCCTCTTGCTGGATCATGTTGTATGTCAGCTTGATGCAATCGCCATTATCGACCATGCAACCTCCATAACCAGTCCATGATCTTTGGCCTCCGAGAGGCCGGATTGCGGCATTCAATATTGCGTTCTTTTCTATTGCCAGCGCGCAGAAGTCGCGAAGGCTACCCTCATCAACTCTCACATGTGCATCGCTGAATATGTAGCAGTCAAAGTCATCGTAAAGCATCGCGCAGTTGCGGCAGAAGGCAGGCCCCTTCGCAACGCCATTGCGGATGACATCAACAAACTTCGGAAGATGATCGCATGATTTGTCTCGGCTCGCATCATCGACAACGCAGATCTGGTCAACGTGCGTCTTCACACTTTCGATGGTGTCGGCGACTTCTTGACCTTCATCTCGTGCAGGCAATATGATTGCCGTCTTCATATCATTGCTTTCTATTGTGCGTGTAATTCAACCTGTACCTCTGTGGACATCCCCTTTCCTGCCGAAGGCGCCCAAGCTGGGCTTTCTGGGCTGTGCCATGCAGCAACGTATATCACGTTTCCGTTTATTAGATTTGATATTTCATACCATGTCACGATTGCATTATCGTTGGCAGAAACAATGCCGTTTGCTTTTACATTGAATGCTAGTATATCGCTACCCAATGCGGGGACATTATAAGAGTATCCTATCTTATATGGTACTGCTGCATCTATAGCCTCATTGTTTGCGTCCTGAGTTGACCAATCGTACCTTGTTACCTTGATCCATAACCTATTTAGCCCATTGGTGTCGATGTACTCGCCGCCTCTATTGGTGCCATAATATCCTGACGTCTGGGAGATCAGGCAAGCTGCCCAATTTCGCGCATTATTTATTCCATCTGCGTTAGTTGTTGCTATTGCAGCGGCCCAGCTTGCATCAGTTCCGACAATGCCCCTCGTACCAAACTTTGTTCCCCTTGTTGTCGTGCCTGATGGTGACGGTCCTGGTGTAGGTGTGTTGCTCGGCGGTTGCGTGTTGGTCGGTCCTGGCGTTGGGCTGGGCTGGCCGCTGCCATATATTTTCATCAGCTCGCCCTTGTAGTCAAACCAAAGATATGCCACCTTGTCTGTGTCATCAGGGTCATAAAGAATTGGTACTTCGATGCCGTCATATGATGGGTTGGGATCTGTTCTATCCCATCCGTTGACGCATACGTTTTCCTCTGGCACACTGACCTCGTATTGATGCGCCTTGTATACAAAGATCTCGCCGCCTGCCTCAAGCAACCTGACCCAATCATCCTTGATGATGTATGGCGATTCGGGAAGGCATTTGACCTCCATCTCCTGCCCTACCTTCGCGCCATCTGCGTCGGCTTGATATACCTCCGTCTTATCGTCTGATGACTGATCGCGCTCAGCTCTGTACCATCTAGGCACGGTGCGATTCATCGAGACGATGGCGTACTTTTCGCCAAGCCCTGCCTCGACCCATTGAATGGTGCAAGGCCCTTCAGGAGCAGATACAAGGTATGTCGATCCCTCTTCAGGCGCGGCGAATTGGTGATGCTCTGACTTGACATCGAGAAGCGTGTAGAACCCGCCAGCAAGCCAGGCCCATCCAACGGTCTGATAGGTGATCAACTGGTTTGCAATGACGAACAGATTATAATGCTTGTCCTTGTCGTAATCCTCAATCTCAAAGCACCTCGCAAGCTGCTTCTGCGTGTCGCCTGTATATGCCTGATCTTTGATGCCTGCCACCTGATAGATCTCAAGATCGCTTCCAGTATCGTTGAACACCCGCACAGGTATAGCTGGATCAGCATTGACACCGCCGATCTTCAGCTTTGATGACATTCTCGATATCTGCGCCTGGTTCTGTTTGATGATGTTCAGCATCGCGTTCATTTGGGAAGCTGCGAGCCGTTGGCCTTTGCGGAATACTGTTGGAAGTGCCATGTCTTATAGACTCCCGCTGATTGGCAGGCCAGAGAATGCCGTAGTGCGGTAAAGCTGCGCGATGTATAGGCCCCTTGTGCGCGGTGCAAGATCGTCGGTGTCATCGCTCAGAACGTCATCAGTCCATGCGTATTCCCAGCCCTTCAGGTCGCCAGGGAAAGAGATCGTACTGCCTGCCGGATCCGTATACTCTGGCAAGCTCGCTTGCGGCTCATTGATCTTGATGTCGAATGTAAATGTCAGTTGCGTTATCGTATCGCCTTCGTTAGGGATCGAGAAATCAACGAACTTCACCTCACCGGCAGCGAAACCATAGTACGAGCCGCTGTTGACCTTGCCAAGCTCATCCATGACAGACTGCACGAATGCGCTATTGACTGTCGATGCCGTTTTGTAATAGGTAACGACAAGCTGAGCGACCGGGATATCCCATGGCGCTCCCTCGACGGTGCCATCGTCTTTTGCCCCGACAAGCTTACCGACATCACGCGCAAGATCACCAACGGCGGTTTGGTCGAACGCGCTCGACACCTGGATACCGTCAAGGCGTCCGTTGATCGTCCAGAACTCATCGCCGTTATTGTACCTATCAGGATCTTGCCCTTGCTGGTTTGTATATGTCCACTGTACGGTGACATCCCATACCGTGATGCTCTGGTCGCTCATCTCGCTCGTGATGTTGCTGACGAGCATTGTAAATCCATCGCCATCTACAAAGGATGAGCCGAAGGCGGGGATTGAATTTGATCCGTCATCTGCAACCTCGGCCTCTTCAGGCGTTGTCGCCCCGATAACTTGATACGTTGCTGATCGCCTGCGCGATCCGTCGCTCTTGTCCCTGCTAAACTCTGACCGCAATTGCGTTACTGATGTAATTGCCATTATGCTAGCCCCTGTGTTGATTCAACGATCTGAGTCTGTGCTTTGATGTTTTTGTTGAGATCTTTAAGTTGCTTGAGCTGGTCTTGCTGGATGACCTCTGATCGACCTGGCCCGAGAGAGAGAGCCGAGAATCCACCACGAATTGCCGTCTTTGCTTGCGTTGGGGTTGCCGCTGCCGATGATGGAGCGGTAGATGGTGCAGTGGATGCGGCGATCCGTTCAGCGCTCTTTGATGCGATTGTCTCTGCTGCCGCCTGTGCCTTCTCGTTGATGCCCTGGATAAATCCTTCAAACTCTGAAGCGCTCGCGCCTTGCTCAAACCGCCGATACGATTGCACAGCCTTCAACGCGGCATCTTGCGCGCCTTCTCTGAAAATGCTGCCAGCCGTGCCAGAAAGGCCAGCCTGTATGAGCTTCTGCGATTGCGCCGCGCTTTGCACTGCGCCAGCCTGCGCGCCTCTTGCTGCGCCTGTTAGCTCTTGCGTTCTTGCCTGCCTGGCTTGGCGTAGCTTGTTTGTCTCTCTGATCGCCTCGACATCTGACAGCAACCCGACTAGGCGCTTGCTCTCGACGTATGTTCGCTTGATTTCGTACTCGATGCGCGCTATCGAACTTGCTACTGCTTCAAGGGCAATACCGAATGCCTTTTGAATTACAGATCCAAGCTTCAGAAAAACACCTTCCATAATGCTGACGCCATTTGCAACGCCTTGAAGGATGGTGTTCCACCCGCTCTCTACCGTGTAGAATGCCGCCTTCACCAGGTCGATGACGTTCAGGAGCTTGCCGAAGGCGTCTATGATCCAATTGATCGCGCCGCCAACCTTCGCACCAAGCCCTTCGCCTTGCGCCGCCCATTCGACAAAGCTCTGATACGCCGCTTCAACGAATGGAGCTACCTCTATGGCGATGGTGTTGCCTACGCCTTGAAGCGCTGCCTGCATGCGTGTCCATGCGTCATTTGCCGCTTCGATCTTTGCTGCATCAACCCGGTTGAAAGCAATGCCAAGCGCCTCAGCCTCTTTCTGCATCTTGCCCAAGCCATCTGCGCCTAGATTGAGTGTGTTGATCAGCTTGCCGCCTGCTCTGCCGAATATCTGCGTTGCAATAGCTGCCTGCTCTGCTGGTGATTTTACTTGACTAATAGCATCGGCAAACATGTAGAACGTCTGATCTGGCGTCTTACCCTTGAACTGATCAAGGCTCAGCCCCAAGGCATCAAGCGCATATCGACCTGTGCCAATCCCTTGCTCTGCTTCACCAAGCACCTTGTTCATCTTCTCAAGGCTTTTATCAAGCGTTGCTGTTCCTGCGCCGGTTATCTCTGCCGCATGTCTCAACCCTTGCAGCTTCTCAGTCGTGATGCCAAGCTGATCGGATAGCTTTGCTGTTCCGTCAATCGTGTCAAAAGACTTCTTGGTCAGTGCTGTAAGAGCGGCAGCACCAGCAGCACCAGCGACAACGCCAAACTTGGCAACCTTTGAGACAACGCCACCAATGGAAGCGCCAAACTTCTTTAAGCGCTTTCCGGCCTTTGCCATGTTCTTGTTGAACGCGCCGGTATTTGCTCTGAGGTTGATGTTGACTGTTCCGACTGTCGCCATGTGCTATCCCTTATGCTTCCTTGTATTCGCCGCTGCCGCAATCTTTGACTTCATCTCTTCAACCGTTTGCGGTCTTTGATCAAAGTCGAGAACAAACTTCTCAAACGATCTCGGCTTCTTGTTGAGATTTGCCTCAACAGTCTCACAGATTCTTGCCGCCTGAAGATCTCCTCGAGCATCACCAAATGGCTCAAGTGTGTAGAACCCTATCCACTCAATGAACTCGCGACTGCTGACCTCACGTTGTGCCTGCTTGACAGACATGCGAAGATGAGAGGCGAGCCGGAACCAAAACAGGCGCTCCGGCTCGTCCCTTAGTTTTTTGCAGCGTTCTCGACAGCATCATCGCCAAGGCCATTCAGCTCGACCGCAATCTGCGCAAGGCGTTCAATGACGATGCTTGACTTGCCTCTGATAGCCTTGATTGTGCCTTCAGTCCTGCAAAGCCCTTCGCCAGTCTGATCACACAAGCACATCGCGACAAGGTCAGGTGAAAAGTATTTGCCTTCATTCTTCGCCGCGTTGACCTTGGCAAACAGGCTTTCGCGCTCCTTGCCTGTCAGCACCTTCAAGAAGACGATGCCGCCCCATTCTGGAACGTCTGCCTCAATCATCTCGCAATCTTCAGCGTTGATAATATCGTTGATCGATAAGACGTTTGGCGATGCCTTATTTTCGACAGGCGCTGCCTCTGTCTCTTCGCTTGGATCTTCTCGTTCGACCATTACACATTTTGATGCGCTACGCACTATCTACTCCCTTCGAAAGAATATGGTCATGCGGTCAATTAAACAGTAGGTTCGTTGTCAGTTATCGTGATATCGCCGGTCACCTTGAGCGTGGCAGTTGCGGTCATGCGATCGCCCATTGCAGCGCTCGGTTCATAGTTGGTCATGAAGCCAGAGAAGGCCCACGTGTCGCCAGTGCCGCCCCATGCGATGGTGATGGTTTCAACAGCGCCATTGATAGGCGGCGTATCATAACCATTGAACTCGAACTCAAGCGACACCTCGCCATTATCAACAAGATCATCAGGGATGAACGTGTGCGATGTGGTCGTTCCCATGTGCGAAGTCTCGATTGATCCACGGCTCCGACCCGGGCCGCCAACGCTCAAAAGATTTGCGGAGAATGAAGAAGTGCCAAAGGTGATCGTTGTGCCGTTGCCAGTGTTAGCCATCTTGCTACCCTTTCAAAAAGTTTCCCTTAAAACGTTGGGACTGTTTCATCAATCCATACCGTGTAGGTTTGCGTTGTTCTGCGTGTCGGATCGTCGCTGCCATCGTCAGGCGTGTCGATGTTGTCTGACGCGCTCACAAGGTGAATGTTATGTACCTTCGTTCCGCTTACCGTCCCCCTGAAGCCATCCAGCGCAAGCCTTGCAGCATCTCCAAGGGTGCGAATCTCAGACATTGTTTCGGCGAAGAAATCAACTTGGATAGACACCTCAGCCAAACCGCTTGCTGCAAGCATGTGCTCATCATGTAGCTCAGAGATGCGATTGAGAATGCCATAAGGCAATGACGCCGTCTGTGGTGCCATCTGAGGATATACACCATTCGCGCCAACAAGATTGCTGATCGCAGAGCTTGCGAGCAGTCTTGACCTAATGATCTCTTCTGGCGTTGTTGCCATTATTGCTCCAAGTAATCCTCTGGCCTATCGCTCAGCGTCGGCCATTGTGCGTGGTTTTCCATAGCCTCGATCTTGTTCATCATCTGGCCCTGCTCAATTATAGGCTCTAACCAATCTTTCGCGCCGTAGATATTGTACTCACCAAGCGGTCCGCTGATCGTGATGTCTGGCCTTGCTCTATCAGGGTCAAGTCCTCTCGGAGGTCTTGACATCTCGCGGCACATCTCACAAGTAATTAGGGCCGCGCAGATAATTGTTGCGGCGATCATGCAGCCTCGG